GGATAAATCAAGTAGTGATCACGATCTGTGTCTACAGCTCCCGCGAAGCATTGGAAGAACCTAGCTTGGTTAACTTGATTGAATGAGAAGTCTGGTAGCTTGTCATCGTTTCTGACAACAGAGTATCCATCTGACAGTATCAAGCCTCTGGTACTAGCAGCTGATGTCCTGTTCAAGTACGTGATAGTTCCGTAAGGAGCTTGTGATCCTCTAGACTCATCGATGCGATCAAGTGAGAACGGCACAACATCGCTGTTGGTGTACTTCATTACCCATGTAGAGCTCTCTGTGAAGATCAAAAGATCATCACGATTGAAGTCGCATGCCTGGATGTAAGTGTTATCTGGGATATCAATAAACCCAGCTCCGATAGCATCGGTAGTCCATACATCGCCGAATGCTCCAGTGCCAGAGATGCGAATCCTAAGGCCTCGTCTAATCCCACCTGCTTCAACGGTGGATAATGCGATGCCACGGTCTTTCATATTTCTGATGTGGAGACACGTTTCTAATGGTGTATTCAACTGCTTGTACGTCAAGTTAATTGGATTGCCTACTCCAACTGCAACAGTAAACGTCACTACGATCGCGCCACTGAGATAATCTACCGTACCAGTACCTGCCCCTTGCAAGATGCCAAATAAGTTATCTGTGACCGTTTGAGCCCCTACAGTATCGATAATAGAAAGCGTCCCAGGAACGATTCCTGTGTTCGCAGGAGTGTTGATTGTATAAGGCCCTGTAGTTCCATTACCCACAACTCCAGAAGCAACGTTGGTGATCTGAACACTGTTAGTGTACAAAGGATAGACAGTTACTGCTCCACCTGAATACTGGTGTATTGGGTCAACGTTATTCACAAAGAGAAGGCGCTGGTCATCATCCGGATCAGGATAGTTTGTCCAAGAGAAGAAGTCGCTGTTAGTGCCAGTGAATAGCGGTGTAGGAGATATATCCTCTAAGCGATTAGTGTTAGGGTTGTAGCGATTGACATACTTCGTATCTGCAACGATCAACTGACGAGAGTTGGTCTGTGTGTAAAAGTTCATAACTCCCATCACAGGCAGACCATTGAAGATGTCAAAGCTCTGTGTTATGGGCGTAGCATTAGCGTTAGCATTGAAGGTAATAGAGATAGCGCCAGTCTGATAGTTGATAGTTCCAGTGCCATTCCCTGTAAAAATTCCAAGACCATTATCTCTGACAGTCTGACCACTAGCTGCATGCGTAATCACAACGCTACCACGGCTTATTGGCGTCTCTGTAGATGAAAGAGTTTGCGATATGGTATTGCCTATGCCTACAGGGTTAGTAAACCCAACTGAGACAGCGCCAGTGGTATAGTTTATAGATCCAAAGCCATTGCCTGTGAATGTGCCTGATCCGTTATCTACAATAATCTGAAGACCAGTCTCATCGATAATTACCACAGAGCCAGGAGTAACATGACCATTAGCCAAGAAAGCGTTGTATGGGCTAGCAGTTCCATTGCCTGCTATTAAGAATTGTCGGAAGGTGCTCTTAGCAAATCCATTATATGGCCCTGGTGTCCCATTGCCTGTAGCGAATAGCTGATTAGTTACATGGTGAATCATTCGTGATTCAGTGTAGGATGTTCCACCTTTCTGACCTGTAGCAAACTGCGAATATCCCTGCCTCTTCTGCCATACTGCTCTATAGACGTAGCCATCGAATAGCTCAAACTGAGCTTCTTGAGGAAGCATCCAAGGTTGTACGGCCTTATCAAGACCTGTAGCAAATCCAGCTATAAGATAGCTTTGATAGTTCATTAATTAACCTTAAAAACTCTATAGTTGTAAGTGCCATTAAAGCTTGAATTAGAGGTGAATGGTCTTAAGTTTAAGTCAGCAACTATACCCGTGTTGGAGAAGTAAACAGGCCTAGAGTTAACGCCACTAGAAACGTTAGGAATTACGTTGTTTATGCCACTAACAACTACTCTGTCCGTGCCAGAAATCCATAAGCAAGTTTCCATAGCGTAATTAATTCCATCAGTCATCCACATGTAAAGAAATCCGAACGAGCTTGCAGGAACTAAGAACATGGAGGAAGTGGTGCCTGTCGTTATCGCTTTAGTCCCTGTACCCAACAAAGTAAAAGGACTTGTAGGGGTTAACTGATAGTTTGCTGCTCCATTGAAAAAGTTAAGCTGCGACACGTTGTCAGCATCAAAAGCTGTGTAGAGAACAGCGTTCGTTCCAGACGGGAATCCAACAACTGGAGGCGTTCTATTAATAAAAGTAACTTGCTTGTGAGCCCCCTGGTTCGTCGCCGTGGAATCCGTGAAGTTGTGATCGGCATTGACGATGTCCTTGAGGCGCAAGAAATTGTTGTTGTTCTGGGTTGGGAACAATCCGGGGCTTTGTCCTGCATTAGGTACGGTGACTGAGAATGACATTTAAAACCTCGGGAGTGTTCGTTGATTCATGTTTTGCTGGTATGTTCTGGCATATACCAAAGCTTTATATCGGATGAAGGCGGGATTGTATCTTTCCCATAGATCAAGCTCGCCATAATCGCTGAAGATATCTCTAGCAGCACCATAGGCAACATACCGCCAGAGATAATCTTCAGAGATAGTTCCACCATCCGGCATCTCAACTTCGACCTGATAAGCATTGATCTTGATGAGATATTCTTTGTCCGGAGGGTTACGGAATGTCAAGCTATTATTATAATAAAGAACCGCTGTTGGTCTGGTAGGCTGATATAACTGAGTCTCCGGCCATTGCCAGAAGAACTGCTCAGGACTCTGATACCACCAGCATTGGAAGCCATCTATGTAGACAAGATCTCCAATGGTGGTGAACTGCACGCCAGCTGGAGCGCCGAAAGGAGCTTGCAAATCCACAGGCAGAGGGTTAGGATCTGTCTCGTCGTAAGCGAACTCCCACCAGGTCATACGCTCGTTAAGACGCATCTCCTGACCCATCTCTAGCAAGTAAAAGTCATTGAGGTAGCGCAGCATGATCTGATCCGTAAACTGTGGATCAGTCTTGTCAACACGCCCTGTGACGTTCCTTAAGATCTCGATTAGGTCTGCTGTGCTCTTTGCCATATATCCTCTAAGCTATTGCTTGGCCCATAAACTCTAGTGGCTGGCAACTAAATCTAGCGTTCTCACCAACTTGGCGAGTCTCTGTCTTAGTCTCTCCACCATCATCCACTCTCACTTCTGCGAAGACTGGAACGCATAAGCTGTTAAGCCATTGGATGACAGGCAAGCATAGGTTGTACGTGCCACCAGGACGTATCTGGCCAGTCCAGTCAATATGCTTCTTACGAACCCTAGCCTTCAGAACGTTCTGCGGCTGATCAAAACGTTGGAAGCGAACCTTGTACTTGGGATAGAAATCCTCAGTAGGAACCTTCACTGGCATCTTGTTCTTGCGAGCCCACTTGTTGTAGATGTCGAAATGCTCAAGCTTGGTGATCTCGTCATTCTCAGGATCGAATTCCTTCTCGACTGGGGCAGCTTCTACGGCAACTGGCTCTTCAGGGAGTTTAAGACTCACAACCTCTCCCTCTTCTTTTTTCTTACTCATTTTCTTGACCTTCTCGTGTGTTCAAGTTCTGGGTATCTAAAGAAGGCCCAGTCAACGTGAACTGTGTTAAATCATTGGGGACGTATGTCGTAAAATTCGTCCCATCTATCTGGTTTCCATATTGATCGAACAGATCAAAGGTATCTGTAGTGACATTGCCGATCATGTACTGGTTATTCCTCAGCTCATCCATGCCCGTCACATGATTAGGCGGCGAAGTGAAGAAGTTAGTAGCTCGGACAAACTGACCGTTGGACATGCCATGGTTCTCGATAGTGACCCGCACTGGGTTCGATTTCTCGATATCCAGCACGGGAAATTTCTGTTGAACTGCGAATCCTAGTTCGGTATTCGGCATTACGCAACATCTCCAAGATTGGTGTAGACATTAGCCTTCATTGCTCTTACAAAGATGATGTCGTTGTCAGCACCCATCACGGCAGATCCTAGCGTGTATCGGTATACAGGCGCAGGGTTCTGTGTGTTGAGAGATTGACCTGCAAGGGTGAACTGGGCGATGCCGTTGTTGACGAATGCCACTTGACCTGCTGGGTCAAAAGGAATCGTCATATTGGTCTGCGGATAGAACAACTGGAAGCTGTTCGCATCGATGACTACGATCTGCCATAGCAAGTTGTTCAACGCATACATACCCGTAGCGCTAGCAACAGGGAATGCACGGAAGTTAGTCGCTCTGACATATTGCCCAGTGGTTAAGCCGTGCGCAGCCGAAGTGACGATACCTGTGCTTGCGTTGATGGCTGTAGGAGTGCGGTGGTTATCCGCAAAACCAGAGCCATCAGAAAGCTCAGTAACACCGTTAGTAGTCTCAAGCACTGAGCTCAAGTCTGTAGTCCCACGAGAGATGATTAGAGCACCACCCGTAGGATCTGTCATTCCAGGGAACCAAATCCCTTGCAGATTGTTGGTATTCGTTGCATAGACAGTGTTGTTCCACCACTCGATGCAATCAGCTTCAAACGGCAGCGTGATGTTATAAGCAGCACCCGCCGATTGAATCTTGAAAATCGCAATGTTTGCGTCTTCGAAATTCGTAACACTCATGTTTATCTCCTTAAGGTCTTGTGCTTAAAAGGTTTATGACCCAACTGTCGTCGAGGATGGTAGCCCCGAGACGGCCCTTCCAGCCCATAGTCTGTCTCTGGTTAAGAGGATCCTGACCAGCTCCTAGGGGCTTTATGATCATTTCCATCGACTGATCGTCGATAGTTATGCGGCCATAAGCGTTAGCAGCAAACAGGAGATTTGAGTAAACAGCAGGCGAAGCAGTAGACTTGTAAGCTTCAGATGTCATGACGACTCTGACCTCATCAAGGCTTCCTAGCTCAGCCTCAAGCACACTCATCTGTCTAGGATAAGAAGCTGTTGGCGTAAAATTCCCAAGTCCTTTAATATTGGAACGCAGATCGGTATGAATGATCATCCAATAGGCAGCCCATACAGGGTTTGTCCCGAAGGCGTTAGTTCCCTCGATGTTTGGAGCCATCTTCTTACCGTTATTACCTAATAGATAATCAACAGCGAGTTCGAGGTCAGTGACAGTGATCTCTGTAGGAGTATTACCGTTAACACCGTTAAGGCAGTCGATCTGACTTGCAGTCGCTACAAGCATGTTTCTTACGAGCTTGTCGTAAGTGGATGCCATATTTTGCGCAAGCATATCGGCGACTTCATTAGAAGTCTGGTCTTGTACGGTGATGACGACATCGTCTGTAAGCTCAACCACTTTACCGTATTGAGATACAGTAGCTGTAACGTCGAACTTTGTGACTTGCTCAGCCGCGGGTGTAACGCCCTCGGACAGGGGTGTCAGGGCATCGGCTAAATTGTCGAAACGACGGAAGATAGCGGACTTAGAGTTCTTCTGCGGGATCCTTCGCTCTTGCGCGAAGTAGCCGTAGACATAATACGGCTGATGTCTATCCAGCAGGACGTTGTCGAAGTAGATGCCTACTTCAGGATCCACCTGCGTGGTCGTTGTCATTCCATTTGACATTTAGGGTCTCCATATGGTTAACCCCCAGTCAGCATCTTCTTCCGATATTCTCTAAACTCCGGTTTCCCGCCGATTGACCTAAGATAGTCTGCGTTACTCATGTTCGCAGGTTTTGCGATTGTGGCTGGATTGCCAGGCTTACTGGCGTTCTCTACAATCTTCTTAGCCTCTGCTGCAGGGTCGCGAAACTTCTTAGCAGGGGCTGTTTCTTCCTTAGGACTATAGTCTTGTACAATCTCATACGCTCTAGCGTACCGGTTAGGAGCAGATTCTATCGTTTGTGCTAACCAAGGTTTTCTTTTGATTATCGCTTCCAAATTCTTGTTAATGAGTGCAACGGCCTGGGGGTTAGCAGAACAGAAGGCTTCTTCCATTACTTCTCGCTTGTTCCCAAAGGTCGCTTCCTTCAGCCGCTTCTTTAGTTCGGCCTTAGTTATGAACTCTTCATCGTCGTCGTCTTCCTCTGCTTCCGCAGGCTTAGACGCTTGCATAGAGCGCAACTGATGCTCTAGCTCTTGACGCTTTCTGCGTTCAGCTTCCAACGCCTCTAGTGGCACAGTGCGTGGAGTCTCCTGAGGAGGACTCTCTTGCTCTTGCACGACTTCTTGTTCCTCGGAGTCAGGAACTTCTGTTTCTTCAGTCATATATCACCCGTAATCGCCCGTTCGGCGGCTTCCCGTTGGTAGTGGCGTCCTACCTGATTCGCCCTTTTTTCGACTTCGATGCAGTCGTCACATTGATGGTTTTATTAAGCGTCGGCAGCCTTAAAGAACCGTCTGGATTCATAATCCATAGCAGTGTCTTAGTCCCCGACCTATTATCCACCTCATATAAAAATGCATCCTTGACGAGCATGGGCTTCTCGACACAAGCTTGTAAGAAAGCTCGGCCTACCTTGCCCCCTAACTCTTCAGGGAAGTTGACTTTCCCAAGGATCCAATACTTGTCCAAGTTCGAGTGCTCATTGAGAATCTTTTCCATCTCTTTGTTGTAGTGATCCATAAGACCACGCTTTGCCTCGTTTATCTCAGCAACCATTGAAGCCTTAGGAAGTATTAGCATGAATATCCTCGTAGATTTTCATTCATCGCTTGTTGGCGCTTTAGAGACATAACTTTGTTATGATCTGCGTTGTCAGCGAACTCGCTAGTTCCCTCTAGAGAAGAACCTTTCTTAGGCACACTCATTGGGTTGCGCTTGTTGCTGTATTCCCCAAAAGCTGCTTTGCCAGCAGATCCTTTAGGTGGGACATAACCGTTGTTATACGCGGTCATGCTTGCCATTTTCTGTTTAGCCATTATCAGTACCTCCTTTAAATGACTCCGCAAGCTGGGTATCAGCTTGAATCTTTTCATCGGTTCGTTGCGCATTCTCTTGCTGCATCTCATGCGCTAGGCGCATTACCTCAATCAAATGCGTACGATCCATGTCCTCAATCTCTGCCACGGTACGGGCATTATCAAGCAGGGCTTTGGCGTAGTTCTGTTCGCCTTCACTGATTCGTTCACGAGCTAAGCCTAGGTCAGCTAGGACACGGCCTCTACGCTCTTGAGCCAAGGCTAAGTTGTTCTCAATCTGCGATAGCTCAAGCTGCCCTTGTCGCTGCTCTTTCTGCATCATAATCTCTTGAGCCTGCTGCAGTTTCTGAGTATTGCGAGCCACCAACTCTTTGAGTCGGACTTTGCCTTGAAGCGGCGCTGCATCGACAATCTCTTCGGCAGGTATGACGTCACCCAGCAATTCGCGAAGCTGGAGCAGTTGATAGTAGTAAGCTTCTTTCTGGGTCTGCGTCAGGATCGCTTGCTTGATTACAGAGTCATACTGGCCAAACTCGCCAGAGAAAAACTCAGGGGTGGGATCACGCTT